AATAGTGCCCTAGCACGCCGGGCTGCTGATCCGTTAAACTCGAGTATTAACAGGGATGTAACGGTATTGGCAAATGCTCAAAGTAAATTACTTAGACAATATCCTAGTTTAAGGGGTGAGTTTAATGAAATTGTTAACACTGGGGCAGTTCCAGCATTGCCAGTTCCACCTACATCTGGTAGCAGTGAACAATTTACTCAAACTAACAATAATACAACTGCATATTCTACGGCTTTTCCAGATTTAGATTCTGGAGTGACACGTTCGTTGGATGAATCATTTAATAATGCTTTGGATGCATTAACTACATTACAAAATCTAGGTAAATAAAAGGTAACAAAATATGGCAAATCAAGCAACAAGCGACATAACTCAAAAGTTTTTTAATGGACAATATTACAATCAAATTGCATACAGGGCAGAAGATGTCGATGCTGCGATTGGATTTTTTTCAAAGCGTGGTTTTGACAAGGTTGCAGCGACTAATACTGCTTTAGTTTTATTACAACAAGCCAGTGTGGATAAAATTCCAATATTTAAATTATTGGATACACTAAAGGGTGTTACTGATGTTCAATTAAGTTATGTTGTTGCTCAGGTTCTTAATTTAAATAGATCCAAATGCAGTGTAGTGGGATATAGAATATTACCAAACACAAATCGATTTGATCAAAGGAATATAATAGTATAATGTCGCCTCGGTTTGCTAAAGGAAAATATACTTTAAAAAATCCTGAAAAGTATATTGGTAAAAGTACCCCAACTTACAGAAGTGGGTGGGAATTTCATTTCATGAAATTCTGTGATGAACACCCTAGTATTACACAATGGGCAAGTGAAGCCATCCGTATACCTTACAGAAATCCACTAAGTGGTAAACAGACAATCTATGTACCAGATTTTTTCATATCATATCACAACAGTGACGGTTCTAAAAGAGTTGAATTAATAGAGGTAAAACCTAACAATCAGACTTTGAAAGAAAAAACTGGAAAATCAAAATATAACCAAGCTCACTGGATAATCAATCAGGCAAAATGGGAAGCAGCAAGAGCTTGGTGTAAACAGCAAGGAATAACATTTAGAGTAATTACTGAAAATGATATTTTCCACCAAGGTGGCAAAAGATAAATAATAATAGCATTTAATGGAAGCTATTATGACAAAAAAACTAGAGGATTTATTGGGTCTACCAGAATCTAAAGAAATCGTTAAACAAGCTGAAAAGCAAGAAGCAGATCAAAAAAAGTATGAGTTAGCTCAGCAAAAAAAGACCTTTAGGGATATTGAAGAATTTGACAAGATATCTTCTGCATTACCAGCAGTAAAGGGACTTGGAGAAATGGCTGACAAAGAACTCAATGAAGTAGCAGAAAAAGCAATGGCAGCATATGAGGATTTAATGGATCTAGGTATGAATGTTGAAAGTCGTTATGCAAGTAGAGTGTTTGAAGTTGCAGGCGGTATGCTAAAAACCAGTCTTGATGCTAAGATTGCAAAGTTGGATAAAAAATTAAAAATGGTCGACTTGCAACTTAAGAAGGAAAAACAAGACAAGGATGTCTCCAAAGGGGATGCTGACATAGTCAACGGAGACGGGTATGTGGTTACTGATAGAAACAGCTTGTTAGAGAAGCTCAAAGGGCTTGATAAAGATAAATAACTTATATATAGGACCAATCACAATGAGATCATTTAGCGAAATATTAACTGAATCAACTAAAACTTATGATTTTAAAATAGGTGTAGCAGGTGAATTGCCTGATGGGTTTGCAGATCGTATGAAAACAGCATTGTCAAAGTATAATGTTTCAGCGTTGAGTTCTGGAAAAAGAACACCAATACAGGATCGTCCATTGGACTTCCCACAATTAGAAAACATTGAAGTTACATATTACGAAGCTTCATTGCATTACCCAACAACTGTGCAAGTATTACAAGAATACCTGGGAACGTTTTGTTCAGTGGACAAATCACACATAATTGTACGTGGTGCAAATGAGATGCAAGAACTTTATCAACAAGAACACAGTGACGCACCTTATGAAATCATGCTAACCAAAGAAGAGCTGGGCGGTGAGTCTGCTCAAGATTCAGTTGGTATTAGCAGAGTAATGGGATTATTAAAAGATTTAGAATCAGTACGTAACGAACGCACCAATGATCCAATTGAAGCCGTACAAGCTGGTGAGTCGACAAAAATGGATGCGACTGAAAATAATAAAAGTATAATAGGAAACTAACATGAATATGAAAAAATTAATTCAGCGCATGACTGATATCGAAAATAACACTGATACAAAAATTCTCAAAGAATCAGCTATCGCAGAATGCGGTGATACGCCCATGCAATCACCAATGCAACAGGGCACTCCAGTATCCATTAATGTTAGTTTAAACGCAAGTGGTAAAGAACATGTTTCAGATTTACTGAATATGATGAAAAATGCTGGGTTGGGAGATGCTACTCCAGTCTCACCATCAATGATGCCAATGCGCCAGGATATGGATCGTCTGCGTTCCATGGTTGATGAACCTGAAATGGAATCAGATATGATTTATTCAGATGCAATTGGTGACGAGCAAGAAACTGAAGAAGGTTATGCAAATGAGCCTGATGAAGATTACAGCGACCTGAGTGCATCCATTCCAAACGGTGACGATCTTCACAGCAAAAAAAGAGCATATGCAAAGGCACAAGATGGTGACAACGCAATGGCAGTTGAAGCTATAAAGAATCATTTGTATGCAGCTCTTAGTGAAAAGAAAGCAAAGCCAGATTTCCTTGATGTTGACAAAGACGGCAACAAAAAAGAGCCAATGAAAAAAGCTATCGCGGACACAAAAAAAAAGAAGAAGTAAATTCTGAAGCACTTAAACTCAGAAAATTACAACGTAAGAAGAAAAACTTTGCACATGCCTTCCAGTCAAACAAGGCTCTTCATTCATTAAAGAAAAAGAACCATCTCGGTGGGACTATATAATATAACAATGAGGAACTTTTAATGTCTAAATCTCTTGATAATGTTATTATCAAAAAGGCTAATCAAAAAGAAACGTATACTGAAGCACAGATTCAGGATCTAATGAAATGCATGGATCCTGAAACTGGCTATTTGCATTTTGCAAGGAACTTTGCATACATTCAACACCCAGTAAAAGGCAAATTACTTTTTGAACCTTTTGAGTACCAAGAACGATTGCTGAAAAGTTATCACGATTACCGATTTAACATAAACATGTTGCCTAGACAGACTGGAAAAACTACAACTGCTGCCATATACCTGTGTTGGTATGCCATGTTCCATCCAGATCAAACAATCCTTATTGCTGCTCACAAGTATACAGGTGCACAGGAAATTATGCAACGTATACGATATGTATATGAAATGTGCCCTGATTTTATCAGAGCAGGTGCCACCAGTTACAACAAAGGCAGTGTTGAATTTGAAAACGGAAGTCGTATTGTAAGTCAGACAACCACTGGAAACACTGGACGTGGTATGAGTATTTCATTACTATACTGTGACGAATTTGCATTTGTGCCACCAAACATTGCAGAGGAGTTTTGGACTTCAATATCACCTACACTGGCAACAGGTGGACGTGCAATTATTACAAGCACGCCCAACAGTGATGAAGATACTTTTGCTTCTATTTGGAAAGATGCAGACAAGAAGTTTGATGATCATGGCAATGAGAGTGAACTGGGTGTAAATGGTTTTCATAACTTTACTGCACACTGGAGTGAACACCCTGATCGTGATGAAGAATGGAAGTCTGTTGAAATTGGTAGAATTGGTGAAGAGAAGTTCCGTCGTGAGTATGGATGTGAATTCCTGGTATTCGATGAAACACTTATAAACAGCATCAAACTTGCTGAGATGGAAGGCAGTCTGCCATTGCTTAATATGGGGCAAACCAGATGGTACAAGCAGCCTTCTCCAGAGTATACATATGTTGTTGCACTTGATCCCAGCATGGGTACAGGAGGGGATTATTCAGCTATACAGGTTATAGAACTCCCTTCATATGAACAAGTTGCAGAGTGGCAACATAATACAACAGCAATTCCAGGACAGGTTCGGGTTCTTAGGGACATATGTTCTTATATTTCTGAAACCGTTGGTTCAGCAGCAAGCATCTATTGGAGTGTGGAAAACAATGGAATCGGAGAAGCATGTTTGTTAGTTATTAACGATTTTGGAGAAGAAAACATTCCAGGATTGTTTATAAGTGAACCAATAAGAAAAGGTCATGTTAGGAAGTTTCGTAAAGGATTCAACACAACTCATGGCAGCAAAATTACAGCATGTAGTAGATTAAAAACAATGGTTGAAACTGGAAAATTAACAATTAAGTCAAGGCCATTGCTGTCAGAACTTAAAAATTTTGTTGCAACTGGTAGTAGTTTTCAAGCAAAATCAGGAACAACTGATGATTTGGTAAGTGCAATGCTGCTATCATTAAGAATGATGGCAATATTAAAAGATTGGGATCCTAGGATATACAATACATTTACTCAAGTAGAAGCAGATATAGACTATGATCCGCCCATGCCAATCTTTATTAGTAACAATTTTTAAATAAATAACAATATGAAAAACTTAAACAAAATAGGCGAAGAGCTGTTTAACAAAATAAGAGGTCGTTTTCCAGAAGTCACAATTGGTGATGAAGAAGGAAATGTAACCAATACTCCATCTGATGCACGATTTTTTGATTTTGATTATAATGAATCTGGACGTGATTTGGGAAAAGTAAGTGTGTCTGTATCTGAAAAAGATGGACTCACTATAATATACTCAAAAGACTTTATGCAAAACGAAGATGAAACCACACAAACTAACTGGTATAATTTTTTAAAAGAATTAAGAGTATTTTCAAAAAAACGCCTATTAAATTTTGATGTAAGAGATATAAACAAATCAAATCTCAACAAACGAGATTACAAATTTTTAGCTACCAATCTTGGAGACAATACGATGACAGAATCGAAACTTTATGGGACTTCACGAATAAGTTACCAAAACATTGATAACGCAAGACTGGTTATCAAACACACTGAAAGTGTAAATCAAGAGTTGGCAGGTGGCCGAACTCGTAGCATTGGTACCATATATATTGAAAGTGCAGACGGTGAAAGATTTAAATATCCATATCGCCACCTAACAGGCGCTAGGGCAATGGCCAGACATGTTAGCGAAGGTGGCAAGCCATACGACGATTTCGGCGGTCATATTACTGGACTAAGTGAAGAAATGTCCAATCTTCGCAAGTTTAGAAACTACATGGGTCGCAGCAGTGTAATGGCTGAAAGTCTAAGTGAATACATGGATGTTGTAAGAGAAAGAATATCCACTGTAAAAAAGACCATTGAGAGTTTACAAAAGCCTAATTATTATGCTGAAGCCATCTCTAGTTTTGTAAAGCCAGTGTTTGAAGATGTTCCAGATGATGTAAAAGACAATTGGGTAGATCAGCTTACAATCCGCCAGTTTAATGAAGAACTTCAGGATGTGTTTCCATACATTTATCGACTGGTAAGTGAGCACAAAAAAGCCAAAACACTGGGTCCAGCAGACATTGTTGCTGAAGCCGACGATCCTTGTTGGAAAGATTACAAGCAAGTTGGTATGAAGGAAAAAAACGGCAAGCAAGTTCCCAATTGTGTGCCAGAAGAAGAACAATTGGAACAAGGCTTTGAAGAGATGATGGGCCAATTTGCAGAAGAAAAAGAGTGTAGTGATTGCGGTTCCATACCATGTGAATGCAGTACTAATGAAGCAGAGCCAAAATCTAAAACTGGTTATGGTAACTTGTATGTAAAATTTGCAGCAAAAACCACAGCTGGCACAAGCACTGGCGGCGCCAAGCCATACTTGGTGGCTTATGCTGGATTTGTTCAAGACCCCACTGACTTAAAGTTTGCAGATGCATTGCGTACATACACTGCACTAACATCCAAGGATATTATCGCAAAAACAATTAAAAAGTTAATGACAGAAAAAGTATTTGTTAATGCAGATAAAATCATTTTGTACAAAGAACCAGGAGTGGTTAACAAGTTCCCACAATTGTCTGAATTCTTTGATTGGATGAGTTCCTACAAGGGTAATAAACTTGGAATTGAAAATGCACCTGAAAGAGAGGTAGACCCAGACAGCAAAGGTTCTGGAAAGAAAAGACTTCCAAAAGGACATTTTGCAGCCAACCCCAAGGACTATGAAGTTCCTGAAAAGAAAATGACAAGATACTTTACCATTGATAATGCTAGGGTCATGCAATTTTTGAGACAGCAACAGCCAGATTTTATGCAACGATTCTTCCGTCCAGCGTTCAAAGGATTCTTGATGAAAGATAAAGATTTCCAACAATTTGCTAAATTCTTGAAATCAGAAAAAGTTGTAGACAACTATGGACCAACAAATATTAATATTGACCATGAAAAGAGTTTTAGTGAAGATGAGCAAACATCAACTAATAATACACCACTGAGTGAATTTATTTTAAGTTATTTCGACAGAGAAAATGGACAATTTCCCAAAGGTGAAACTGCAATACTCACTATGGTAGAAAAAGAATATGGTGATGAATATATTGATCCAGCAAAGCACTTCATCGAACGTGTAAATCAAACATTTGAACAACATCAAATGAATCAACAACCAATAGCAGATGAAACTGAATACCAAAGAATGCGTGAGCTTGCTGGACTGAGATAATACCAGCAAATCACATTTTTACAAAAAAACCATTGACAAGATAAATAATATTGTGTAGTATGTAATAGTGCTACACAATATTAAGGCACAAATTTTACAGCACATAGGCAATTTTATAGGAGGCATCAACTATGGCATCATTAGCAGAAATTAGAGCAAAACTCAAAGAACAAGAAACACGTTCTACAGGTGGCAACACCGGCGGCGGCGATAACGCAATTTACCCATTTTGGAATATACAAGAAGGACAGGTAGCAACTATCCGTTTCCTTCCTGATGGGAACACAGCAAACGACTTCTTCTGGGCAGAACGTTTGATGATCAAACTACCATTTGCAGGCATAAAAGGTGAAACTGATTCACGTCCTGTGCAAGTACAAGTTCCATGTATGGAAATGTACGGCGAGGCATGTCCAATTCTTGGAGAAGTACGTGCATGGTTCAAGGATCCAAGCCTTGAAGATATGGGCCGCAAGTATTGGAAAAAGCGTAGCTACATTATGCAAGGGTTTGTTACAGATAATCCTTTGAAAGAAGATTCTTCTCCAGAAAATCCAATTCGTAGATTCATTATTGGGCCACAGATTTTCCAAATCATTAAAGCAAGCTTGCTTGATCCTGACATGGATGATTTGCCTACTGATTACACAGCAGGTATTGACTTCCGTCTTAACAAAGGTTCAAAAGGTGGTTATGCTGATTATGGTACCAGCAACTGGGCACGTCGTGAACGCCCTCTTACTGATAGTGAAATGAGTGCAATTAATACACATGGACTATTCAACTTGGGTGACTTCCTTCCAAAGAAGCCTACTGAAGTTGAGGTACGGGTTCTCAAAGAGATGTTTGAGGCAAGTGTAGATGGTGAAGCATACGACGCAGATCGTTGGGGACAATACTTCCGTCCAGCTGGAATGGCTGCTCGCACTGGCGATCCCACTAAGGCATCTAGCCCAAATGCAACGGCAACCAGCCAAAGCGCTCCTGCTGATACACGTGAAACATCATCACCAGTGGTACAAGCGCCAGTGGCACAAGCACCAGTGGCACAAGCACCAGTACAACAAGAAGCAGAAGCAGAAGCAGCACCTGCTACTACTTCAGGCGGAGCGCAAGACATTCTTGCAATGATCCGCGCACGTCAGAATACATAATGACTTAAATGTAGGGGTATAAGTGGTTTATACCCCTACAACTTTATTAAAATTTAATAGGAGAATTTGATGGCTAAGTCATTTGATGTTAGCAAGTTCCGCAAGGATCTGACTAAAAGTATCTCAGGAATGAGTGCTGGATTTAACGATCCAACTGACTGGGTCAGTACTGGCAGTTTTGCACTAAACTACTTAATTAGTGGAGATTTCCACAAAGGTGTTCCACTTGGAAAAGTTACAGTATTTGCAGGTGAATCAGGAGCAGGCAAATCATACTTCTGTTCTGGAAACATTGTAAAACACGCACAGGATCAAGGCATCTTTGTAGTATTAATTGACTCAGAGAACGCACTTGATGAAAGCTGGTTACATGCATTGGGTGTGGAAACTGGCGAGGACAAACTGCTTAAACTTAATATGTCAATGATTGATGATGTAGCAAAAACTATTTCAACATTTATTAACGATTACAAGGCAATGGATGCAGAAGATCGTCCCAAAGTATTATTCGTAATTGACAGCTTGGGCATGTTGCTTACACCAACTGATGTTGACCAGTTTAATAAAGGC